AATGTTGAAGAAAATGTGAAGGATAATGTAGTTGATCTGGTAGAGGAAAATATAGAAAAAAATGAAGAAGTTACACCAGAAGATATCAATCCAAAGATCGAATAGAAATACTGATTTCGAAATTTATTAGATATTGATTAGATACTGATTAAAGATTCATTGATAAATTTTTTAATTTAAATCACTGTTGATTTAAATTAAATACAGGCGATCAGTTTATAAATCATGTAAGACACGCTTGTTACAAATCCAATAATAGTATCCAGTTGCGAAGTAGCTATGAAGAGGTCCAAGTAAAAGGATACTCCTTTGATCGAGTGTGTAAAGGGTATAATAACATCCCATACCGAAGGTTAGGATCATCAGGGTCCGGTCTCCAAGATGAATCGATGAAAACAGGGTAGCGTTTATGATAATAACTAATACATTCCACCACGAGTAAAACAAACCCGAGTTGGGGTGGAGATATAATAGATATCGAAGAGTGGCATAGGATTGAAAAAGATACATTTGAAACCAACCGTAAATAGGATAGAGAATTAGGAGAGTAATCCAGAAATCAGGATAGTTTAAGGACTGACGGATATAATGTGAATAAGGGATTGAAGGGGTAGATAGGTAATAGATAATTAGGGGATACAGTAATAGGAATATTCCATTAATCAATAGATGATAGCTATGAGGGAGGGGGTGGTAATCGATAATGGTATTGTTTGTCTCTTTTATAGTATCTATGGTGAGATTCTGAAATTTTTGATTAGGTGGAGGGACAAATCCTATCTGGGTAGAATAATGGTTGGTAGTAGTAAATCGGGCTACTAGATAACCACCCCATTCTATAATAGCTATGATGAAAAAATGTAGTCGTTTGAGATAACAAAAACCTAAGATACTACCTAGGATTAAGATGGATTCAATTAGGAAATAATGGATAGGTGTCAGGGTAAGTGTCATAAGATTTTAACTTTGTATTTCTTATAAATTTTAGTCTTAAATAGTTCTAACTGTTGTGTTTTTTGGCTAGGGGTGGAATCCTCCTTAAGGGGTGGGTTAGTTTTCATTCTTAGATTATGGCGTGTTTTGTCCGGAAGTTTTCGATCATACACTAGATGCGGTGTTCCACGATACTCTTTAAGACTAATATAGGTAGGGAACCCGGACTTTTGTGATAGGGTTTCTGGCTGAATCCCTTGTGATAACACTTCTAGGGCTTCTACTGTTTGTGATAATTTTGATTCTAGTGACTTTTGGGTTGATTTACTGGAACTCCATTGTTTTTTTTGGTTAGGATGTTTTTCAATTCGAAAAAATTCACGCCACAAATTTTTAGCCTTATTATAGCATTCCCTATTATAGGTAACGTATTTAGGTAGCATCTCCTGTGTCCATCCATCTGGTAGATTTTGTGCGTTATGTTTACGAGCACGTTTAGTTCCAGATTTAACACCCTTACTATTTTGTAGTTGTTGGTGGAGGTTTGCCACTCGTAGATTGTCCCATGTATTATTGAGAGGATCTCCATCAATATGGTCGACACTAACTTTTTTGGTACCCTTCCCATTTCCATGACATCCAGTAATGATTTGATGGATATAGAGATTAAGAGAACTACATATATATCCACTTTGGGGATGAATAAAAAATGTGATTTTGTCACCATTATTGTGTGTCTTTTCAAAGTCATGTATTTTTTGAAGGGAGACGGGACATAATTTAACCAGAATATCACTTTCACAAAACATTAATATTTCAGTATCTCTATTTGGATTAGTAGATTTTACTGTCCATGTAGGATTTTTATATATGTAGGCATCCTTTCCTTTGGTTTTAATATGACCAAGGTTATAGTCAATAATATCCCATTGTGAATCAATGTTTGGATGATAATGATGATATATTTGGACATTACTCTTCCGAAAATTATCTGGATTATCGTCTAGAAATTTACAATAGATACTACTAGTATCTTGTTTATCAAATATTCTAGAAAAATAGTCCTTATAAGAATTGCCTAAATAGTTTGACTGACTATTAATGATCGTTAAAAAATCTTGAAAGTCTACAAGAATTTTATGACCATCACTTGTACGAATTATTCCATATTGATCTGGATAGCTAGTATTAAGATCGAAATCTAAATTCATATTAAACCTATTGGTTAAATATCAATTATACATTAAACTTTAAGTATTAAAAGTAATATACCAGACAAAATAAGCATTGCTTAATTCGAGTAAGCTAAACCACCCATACCGCTCATGATGCGGAGGACGTTGTAGTTAGTCGCGTAGACACGGACCTTGCAAGTGCGGTTGCCCTTGACGGCTTCACGGCTAAGAGTTAGGTGAAGAGTCGCGTTGTCAATACGGGACATGTTGCAAGTGCCCGAGGGTTGGTGTTCTTCCGGTTTGAGGCCGAACGAGTATACGTTGACACCAGTCGCCGGGACGTTTTCGTGGTGTTGGTAAGGTTGGACAAGATTGAAGTAGCGTCCTTCACGTTCCGAGAAGCGATCGTGGCCGTTAAGTTGAAGTTTGGCCGCGACAACCGGGTTCTTACCAGCGTCGAAGACACCGAGGTTGGCACCGAAGTGTCCGCCGAAGAAGTCACTGTAGGTGAGTCCAGCGAAGCCACCACTTTCAGCAGATGAGTCGGCACCTCCCGCACGTCCGGAGGTGATCGCCGGTCCAACTTCGCCAACATCGCTGGCGTCGGGAGTTTCGTAACCACCAGCCGCAGGGTAGTTGGTCCTCGACGGCTGACTGGTTCCGAGGCCAGTGTTGTTGACCGCCGCGGTCGCGAGGGAGAGCGCGTGGAGGTTGAGCGGGTCAGCCGCGCCAGCTCCAGCCATACCTCCGCCAAGAGGGTCAGACGGGGTACCGGTGTAGTAGGTCGGGTCAACCTGGTCGGTGTAGTTAAAGTATTGGGGTCCACCGAAGTTACGGGTCGAGGTGAGGTCGACGTTGGAATCCGGTTGGACAACCCAGACAAGTTCTTTGCACGGGTGGTTAAAGTTGAGTTTGATCTTGTTGCTGGTCGAGTGAACCGATTCATCACCAGTGAATTGGAGTTGTTCGATGAGGTATTCGTGGCTGACCTGGGCAAAGCGGCGGCGTTCGTCAGTGTCAAGGTAGATGTAATCCACGTAGAGGGAGGCGGCACGGAGCGACGGTACGCTGTTGGCGAAGGAACCAGCACCCCAGAAGCAGTTGCGGGCTTCACGGAATTCTAAGTTAATCTTGACTTCGTGGTATTGGAGCGCAATGAGCGGGAGGGCAAGACCCGGGTTGCGGCAGAACCAAAATTGAAGAGGGATGTAGAGGGTAGTGCTGGGCATGCAGCCAGTCGATTCGCAGGTGTCGCTGACTCCTTGGGGGGGTTGGGCAGGGTCGGCACCACCGTCGTTACCAACAACTTGGGTAAGACGGGGGACGTTACCAACCATGTTCGCGTAACCGGCTTGACGGCCCGCGGTCTGGGTGAGTTCGTTCCAGATGTGGAGCCAGTCACCGTAGTGTTTGTCGATGCGTTGGCCACCAATTTCGACTTCGACGTTCTTGACAAGAACGTGGCCAATCCAGTTAAGCCAGCGGAAACGGTCTCCAGTGTCAACGCACTCAACACGGGGAAGAGTGACTTGGAGGTAGACACGGTGGATAAGGTCACCGTTACGCGAGACAGTGCATGTGACCTTTTTGCCAAAGTCAGCCGAACCGTTGAAGGTTTGTTCGATGGCTTCCATCGAGAAGTTAGTGTGACGACGGTACACTACTTTGAAGAAGGTGATTTGAGGGTTACCAGTGAGGTAGATATCTTGAGCGCCATAGGCTACTAATTGCATTAAACCGCCACCCATGATGTGTGGATGCTTTTAACATAGAAAAAAAATTTCAGAAATGAGACAAAAATAATTAATTAATTAAAATGTCTTAAAGATTACTTAAAAGACTTAAAGAAAATAGGTTATGTTTGATACAATTAAAGCCCTTCTTTAAGTGATGGATGAGAATAATTTTAAGGTTAAAAATAAAAAAAAGAAGTCTGGTTCTCGAAAGCAAAGAACATTAGATTCTATCCATCAAGAAAAAATTAATGAATTCACAGAATTACAGAATTCTCTAAATGAAAAGAAAAAAAATTTAACAGAATTATCAAAAAAATATAAAATGTTGTCACAAAAAAAAATAGCGGAACTTACCGACTCTGAATTAGATGAGAAATTATCTTTACAAGATAGTATTAAGGACTTAGAAAACGAAATTTCAGAAATTTCTAGAAAAAATCTAGAAAAAAAATACCTCTTAGATAGTGGATTACTCATTTTTCAATATTATGAAAATATGGATCGTATTGCACAAGGAGGTAATTTTCAATCAGAACAAAATCATAACCCCGGTAACATTTTAAATTTTTTTCATAATTCAACACAAATATCTCCCCCTGCGATTACAACCGGAGACACACAAAAAATAGCGGGTCATGAAGGTGTCGAGACACAGCCTGATATTACTAGCATTAATGGTGAACCAATGACAAGGGAAAAAATTTTAGATCAGTATCTTTATAATGTTGATCCACATCATGTTCCAAAAATAGATAAGTCTGACAAAATTGAGATTTGTCCCCGTTGTCATGAAGAACGAGAATTTAATCAAACTGAAGCCTTACTTATTTGTCATTCTTGTGGGGAAACTGAAACAGTGTTGTTAGATAGTGAAAAACCTAGCTATAAAGATCCACCACGAGAAATTAGTTATTTTGCGTATAAAAGGATTAATCACTTTAATGAATGGCTTGCCCAATTTCAAGCAAAAGAATCAACTGAAATACCTGATCTAGTGTATAATCAAATCTTAATGGAGCTTAAAAAAGAAAGAATAAATAACATGGCTACCTTACAACCACCCAAACTACGTGAAATTCTCAAAAGATTAAGACTTAACAAATATTATGAGCATGTTCCACATATTATTAATCGTCTCAATGGTGTTCCAGCCCCAATCATGACACGCAATACAGAAGAAAAATTACGAACCATGTTTAAAGAAATTCAAACACCCTTCATGAAACATTGTCCAAAAGATCGTAAAAATTTTTTAAGTTACAGTTATGTGTTACATAAATTTGTCGAACTTCTTGGTTTAGATGAATTTTTACCATGCTTTCCCCTACTGAAATCGCGTGAAAAATTATTACAACAAGATAGAATCTGGAAACTAATCTGTCTAGAATTAAAGTGGGAATTTATCAAATCAATTTAATATTTTTTTCTTCTTAATTACTATACTACAATATGGGAGACAGTGACAACTTTAAAAATATTTTGATGACTATCTTCTTTTTCTACATCACTTATGATTTACTAACAGCCTTATTTATGTATAAGACACATCCAAAGGCAAATAAAGAATATTATGATCAAGTTTTTTCAATGACTGGTGTTATTTGTCTCATGATTTCTCTGATTATGACTATCCTATTATACAGTAATCTTGTGTGTATTGATAAAACAGCCTAATCATAAATAGAAAAATATCAATTGAAGTTGATATTAAAACTAACCTAACAAAGGAATAACACCATTGTTAGATTAATTTATTTAATTATTTTTACACTAATTTTCCTGGCCACTGAACAATACCAGCACCAATACCAAATCCAGCACCCTGACGAACGGTGTTTCCTATACTCGGGGAAAATGT